CTTTAGTGAACCAATCTGCTGCCTAACTGCTTCTCCTGCACTCTCATATGTAGTACCATCAGTACCTACTCTTACATCTTTTAATTCGGCTGAACTTATATCTGTCGCAATGTCTTCATATGCTATTGTTACAACTGCCATAAAAACATACTGCCCAACGACACTACTTGATCCCGAGTACACAGTTATAACATATTCATCGTTTGTTGACTCTACATTATAACTTGATGGGATGCCTTTACCATTTATTGCTACTCCATCTAATGCTTTAGCAATAACATTAGCATTTATAACTGTGGGTGATTTATCCTTTATGCTTTTCAGTGTTTCATTGTCTTTACTGCTAATTTTAAATGTAAGGTCGCTGGCGCTGTTGTTTCTAATAGTTGCCGAATGTACTGTTACTAGTTTTGTTGTATTTACAGTACCTGTTAGTATAGTATCGATTCTTCCATTTATTGTATTGATATTAGAATCTAACTGTTTTTGCATATTTTTGTTTTCTTCGATTACTCCTGCAACAGACTCAGGATGCCCAGTCGCATCTTTATAACATTGCTCAATGCTGTCGTGGATGCTTTGCCTTACATCTCGTCCGAGCTTCTTGTGTAACAAATTATCCAGTAATTCCTGTATTTTCGCCATTATTGCTTACCTCCTGCATCTGAATTGTTTTAACTGTTCCTGTTTTATCACAAAAATAAAGAACTCCATTCTCAACATATAATTTTCCATCTGATTCTTCTGGATAATTATCTGTAGAATGAAATTCTATTGTTTTCCCTACTTGCATTGTTCCCTCATCATTGGATATATAAGGGACATTTCCATACTTACTACCTACTGTTCTATTTCCAATGCTTTCTTTTATTTCTTCTGCTGTTTTTGTTGCATTTTTTGCTGCATCAGCTGCAGCTGTTGCGTTTTTTTCTGCAACTGCTGCCTTTGCTACTACTCCGTTTGCTGTCGCTTCGACATTTTTTATCCCACTATTGTACGTGTTTTGATTTTCTACTAACGTTTTCAACGTTGATCCCAATGTTACCTTGCAATCATCCACCACCTTTAAATTCTTGCTTATCTTACTTACCTGCATGTATGAATTTATTCCATGTGGCTTGGATATAACTGGAATCTTGTCTCCTATATCTATTTTCTTAACATCGTATCCCAGATCTTTTAAATCTATGGCTGTTAATTCTATTGTGATCGACAAATTAACCAGATCCTTTATATCTTCTTTTGCCTTTTCCAATAACTGCAATGGACTTTCTAAATCTGAATATGACACTGTTCCAAAGATTTTTCCAAAATTTTCAACTGCTACCTGATCATAAATATAATCTACATCATTGTTTACACTTGCAATCGTTATTGGCTTTCCTGTTGCACTGTTTGTAGCTCCAAGTGGGATAATACATGTTTTTATATCATCCGCTTTTATATATTGTGTAATGTCTAATATGTTTTTGCCAAACGAAACAGGCTGCCCTTCTGCATCATCATATTCTTGTAAATAATCTATGTAATATCCATCTTCTTCTTTTCTTGTTCTGATATATCCGGCATATACATTTATTAATTTTTCGGCGATCGCTGTTCTTGTATCTTTATAATCACTTTCATCATATCGCGTCTTATCTCCAGTTACTGTTATCTTTCCAATTTTAAATTGTTTTTCTTCTTCCACCTGTCCATTGTGATTTTCAATATATAGCCTAAAGAGTTGCTCTGGTGTATATTCTCCTTTGTATGGACGTTGGACAGAATCGAGTAAATATGCCATATTTCCTTCACATGTTATTGTTTTCTCTCCTTCAAAATCAATCTCTTCATTTAGCACGCGAGAACAAAATATCTCTTTCTCATTCCCTTGTGTATCAAAATCTATTATTTTGATCACTGTTTTTAATTTTTTAAATGAATCATAAAACTGATTATCTGAATAGATTACAAATGAGAATGATCCATTTTTATTTAGCTCTGTATCAAGCTTAGGATCCGCGATCTGCCGTGTTTTATCCCATGGATGATACAAATACTTATCTCCAATTTTAACCTTATACATAATACTACAAGCTACCTCCACGATAATCTACCGAAACTATTCCATTTCCTTTGAATACAAGAACATTATCTCCTTCTCCTAATAGCAGATCTGGAGACTGACTTTTTCCTTTTGGCAGATTATACGTTGTGCCATTATAACTTACTGTCATTTCCTCGCTGCACTCAAAGACCGGTATCACTCTCATTGCTCTTCCTGGTATAACGAGCTCTAACGTTCCATTTACCTGTAGATTTCCATATTCTCTTATGATTCCTGTTTCAAAATCAAATTCATCCCATAACCAATCCTCTAATGATGAATTTAGTTCTAACTTATAAGGATCACGATTTATTGTAATCTCAACGCTGCTGTAGTGTTTATTTATCTTTTCTGTACTAACAGAAATTCTACCTTCATAGTAAAATGAATCATTTCCAAGCACCACTTTCATACGTTTGCCATGCAACTTATTTTGCAACTCACTTGCACGTGCTAACCATAGATCATAACTGCCATCTTTAAAATCAAATGTCAGTTTCATGCTTGCATTTTTATAAGTCGGAAACCCTGTGAGGGCATCCGTAAGATCTAAGTCTCCGTTACGCCCTGGTATTTCCTTAAATTTCTCATCTACTTCGGCAGATCCTGGATCAATTGATAACGCCTGCAATCCAAAATCTTCATACATACTGTAATCGCCTATTTTTACATCGAACATTATCAATTTCTCCTTTCTGCTCTTGTCTGTTCTTCTCCAAGATTTCTGTTCACGTATGGTGTTATTTGCTTTCCAACAGTCTTTCCGTCAAGATCAACAGTTGTATGAATCTCTGCGTTCACTTCAACTGGTTTATTATCCTGCACGATCACAACAGGTTTGTCCCCTCCTGGTCCGTTATAATTTGGTGTATCCGGCTTTGGATATTCTACAGATTCTACTTTTTTACGCATTGCTGCAATTGATACATCTATATCTTTTTCTATTTTTGTTGTTGCTTCTGGCATGTACTTAGTAAACGCTGCTGCAAGTCCGAAAGGCATGTATTTACCAACCTTATCTCTAACAACTCTTGATGGAGAGTTAATCTTTAATTTCTTTCTCATACTTTTTATAAGCTGATCACACATAGAATTTACAACTTTGGTCATTCCTTTTGTCTGGGACTTCATCCCTGAAATGAACCCTTTCATCGTATTCTGACCAATCTGATTTATTTTTTTACTCAGATCATTTAGTCTTCCTGTCAGTTCAGTCTCATAAGTGTTCTCCAAATTATTAAGATCACTTTGAAAGAAATCATTTCCAAAAGATTCTGACCCGTTGTAAATCTCATTCCATTTATTTATGTAGTCTTGATATTTATCCGGATCAAGTGACTGCAAATATTCCATATAATCATTTGCACTTGCGACATCCATTCCAAGAATCTGCTGCATAAGAGTATCTGGGATTTTACCTTTTAATGCTTTGATGCGATTCTGATAATTTTTGATTGCTTCTAAATCTCCATCCAGATCATATAATGATCCTGTACTTCTCAGTTTTGAGATCATGTCACTTCTTTGCTGGATCAATGAGTTATATTTTTCCTGATAAGCCGCAGATAACTCTTCTATCTCTTTTTCTGCTTGCGAAATGATCTGCTGCCCTTGCTGTTTAACTGCATTACTATAAGCTGTGATCATAGATTTTCCAAGCTGTGAATACGTATCTGCCACTGCTTTTTTCTTATCTTTAACTTGTTTTAACTGCTTTTCTAAAGATTTTGTGCTTTTTTTCTCTTTTTTAGCTTTCTTGATCTTTTTGTTTAGATCTTTTATTTTTTTATCATATTGATCCGTGTCCTTATTCTTTCCAGATTTGATCTCCTTGTTGATCAGATTCTTTCCAGCTGTTGTCGCTTTTGAAACTTGAGTATCTATTGCAGACGACAAACCGTCTGTAAATGTCTTTCCTATGTCTTCAAAATTTCCTTTTTTGCTTGCGTTCTTTGCAGATGATACTGCTGTGTTACACAAGCTTTCCATCGTCTTTTTAAGATTCTTTTGCTCTGTATCAATTCCGGCTATGATACCAGTTACAATATGTTTTCCAACTTCTTTTTTAAATACTCTAGAAGGTGATTTAATTCCTAATGCTTTCTTAGCCGCCTTTAAGGCACTACTTGCAAGTCCTTGCATTTTGCTTAACAAAGATCCCGCCATCGCACCAACACCGCCAATGATACCTTTTACGATGTTTGATCCAACGCTTCCCCAGTTAATTCCTTTGAATGCACTTACGGCTTTTGTTCCCAGACTCTTAGCAGCACTTCCCATTCTGCCTAATAAACTAAGTAGTCCAGATATAAGTTTTGATATAACAGTCTTTCCTAAGCTAAGCCAATTTACATTAGATATTGTTGTAAAAATCTTCTGTCCGATTGATCGTGCAACACTTCCTGCACTTCCGCCCATTCCTCTGATTCCAGAAACTAACTTCTGAATCAGCATTTTGCCAAGATTTACCCAATCGGTTTTTACCAACTGATTCCAGATAAACTTAACTATGTTCTGTGCAGCTGATATTACACTGCCCCCTGAACTTTTTAAGCCACTTGCTAACGTTTTTATGATATTAGCTCCTGCACTAAGCAAGTTAATATGCATAAATACATTGTAAATAGCAAGTACGATCTGCGGTAAAGCAGCAATCAACTGCGGAATAGCCTGAACAATTCCAATAACAAGATTTGCAATGATTTTTACACCTGCAGCAATCAATTGCAGCAATCCTGTGTCTATCGCTGCACAAAATGAATTTATGATCTGTGGCACATACTCAATCAATAAAGGGATCGAATTGATCAGTCCTTGTGCTAATGAAGTGATCATCTGGATTCCAACAGTAATCAACTGTGGCAATGCAGAAATTAAGCCAAGGGCAAATTGAGCTAAGGCTTCAATTGCTTTAGGTATAAGTTCTGGTGCTGCTTGTGATATTGCGTTTCCTATCTGCGTTATGATCTGCACTCCATAACTGATCATCTGTGGCAATGCCTGCATGATTCCAGACCCAAGTGCAAGTATTGCCGTTCCTGCTGCAGTAATAAGTTGAGGTGATGCAGAGCTTATTGAACCTGCCAACGACATAATAACCTGACCACCTACAGATAAGAAATCAGGTATCCCTTCTGTTATACCTAAGAGAATGTTGGTGATCATTTCGGCTCCAACCTGAACACCTTGTTGCATCTCACTTTTCATATCATCCCATAATGTACTAAAAAGTTCCGGGATTGTAGCTGCCAAACGTGGAATGATCTCTCCAAGATTCTTTCCGATGTTCTCCATCATTACTGCTATGGAATCTGCAAGTTCTTCCGCTGATCCTGAACCATTTAAGAAATTATCATATGCAGCCTTTGCACTGTTCATTGATCCCTCAATCGTTGTTGCTGCTTCCTTAGATGTCGTTCCTGTAATACCTAACTCTTTTTGAATGATATGGATCGCATTATATACATCTGCAAGATTGTTGATATCATACTTAACACCTGATATCTTGGATGCATCCGCAAGCAATCTTTCCATTTCTGTCTTGGTTCCGCCATATCCAAGTTTTAAGTTATCCAACATTGTATAGTTCTGCTTCGCAAATCCCTGATAAGCGTTTTGGATATCCACCATATTGGTTCCCATCTTATTCGCATTATCAGACATATCAATCATAGCCATATCAGCTACTTTTGCCGCTTTATCAGTATTCTTTGCACAGCTCTGTAATAACGATGCAGAGAAACTTGTTACATTCTGCATATACTCATTTGCGGACATTCCAGCAGTCTTATAAGCTTTGTTTGCATTAGCTATGACTGTTTTAGAACTTTTCTTAAATAAAGTCTCAACACCACCAACATTCTGTTCTAGTTTTGATACAGAATCTAATGATTGTTTTGTCATAGCACCCAAGGCAGCACCCACACCAGCAACTGCTCCTGCTGTTATAGCAAGACCTTTCTTTGCAGCACTGCTTATCTTGGACACTCCGGCATTAAATCCGGATTCATCAATTTTTGTATCAAATTTTAAAGAGCCATCGTAACCCATGTATATTCTCCTTTCGAATATGCACGGCTCAATGGCTCACTTATGCACTAATTTTTAATTTTTATTTCTACCTCGTTCCCACATTTTTTACATTTTAAGAACACATTATTGCTTTGAGCTGTGTTGTCATAGATCAGCAGATGTGCACCGCAATGTGGGCATGAATACCATTTTCTTTCAAATGGGATATCTTTTATCTTCATAATCATTAAAACATCATATTTCCAAAAGCATCTCCGATCTCCTCACTTGTGACCTCATAGTCAATGATCGCTATCTGCTTTTGAATCTTCCTGATCCTTTCTCTTTCTTCTTTATCTTTTATCTGGTTAAGATCAATACTTCTATAACCCATTCTTTTCTTTAGCTCACAATCTTCATTCATGCCATCAATCAGCATCTGGAACTTCCACCAGTGCATATATGGTATTTCTGTCAGATCGATACCATAACACTCCAAAAATCCGGATATGATATATGGTGCATCCTGATTGTATGAGATCACTTGGTTATGTTTCGTATCTTCTTCGTTGTTATCTTCTTCTCCCTCTGATACCTTCGTTTCCTTGTAATTTATTACAAAATCCGTCAATGCCTGCAAACATCCCTCAAAGTCAGGACCGGGATCATCAAGAAACCAACATGCAAGCAATTGCTTCTTCTCTACTTCCCCAACATCTTCATCCTTCAGCAGATCCATGAGTTTTATATACTCACGAAAATCTGTTACAATTCTGACCTTCTTTTCATTTACAATCACATAATCAGGAAACGGCTCGTATAAAGGATTCATCGGTTTTTACCACCGTTATATGTGTTAAAATTCTTTTTCCTTTTCTTCCTTCTCTGTTCCCTGTTCTGATCTCTGTTTGGCATATATTTACCGCTTAACTGTAATCTTCTTGCATTTGCTTTTTTAACGGCTACCTGCATAAATCCAAGGAACGAATCCCAAACTTCATCACAGTTTCTCATATTTTTCTTTCCACTAAAGATTTTTTCTCCTGTACCTTCTCCGAAAATACGATCAAATGCATTGTAATAAATCTCGCAGTATCTTTTGATAAATTCTGGCATTTTTCCTGTCTTATCAATGTTTCTTCCATCTTCATCCATCTGTTCAAATGTTTTCATCGTTTTTTCAAACACGTCTGCATCTTCCAGATCTAATTCTAATTCAAGACCGTTGATCTTCCAAATTCTTTCGTTCTTATTCTGGCTCATGGCTCAATCTCCTTTTTGTTTTCAATATCTTCTTCTGCTGCCTGTTCAATGTCGACAGCTACATTAGGGTGTAGCTGTCTCACTGAATGTACAAGTCTTTCCGTCTGCGGATACTTTCGCATATCCCTTTACAATATCGTCCTTCACAGAAAAACTTCCTGAATACTGTAATGCATCTGTTCCATCTCCAGAACTGTCTGGAAGAATGGAATATGTTCTCTTTCGTGCTACAAACTCATCATCTTTCGTTGTTTCTCCCTTATCAAATAAATCAACTACAACGATATCTCTCATTTCTCCAGTTAACTCATCATCCTGAACTTTTGCAAGATCTTTAAGAACTGCGTCATTTTTATGATGATCGAATCCATATTCTAAGGTTGTTCCGTATCCTGTTACGTCAGAATCCTGACTATCTTTGTCAACATAATGTCGTTCGTACGTGATCGGGTTCTTCCCATCTGTCAATGCTGTAAAATGTTCCATTCTGTTGTAAGTGGTAACTTCTCCATCACTCACTGGAACACCATAGAACGCAACCCTCTGGCTACGTCTTACTAATTTAGCTTTTTCCATTTGTCTTATACCTCCTGTATATAAAGAAGGCGGCATTCTATACGATACTGGGCATGTTCACCCTCTGCATCATATAGATAGCCGCTGTTTAGTGTTTGTAATTCATATGGATGCTGTTTCTCATTTTTGAGTTCCGGCATCTCTCCTTTATCTGTCTGCTGTTCCATCCATTCTTCAAACGCCTGATAGAATCCGCTGTTTTCAATATTGATCCTTGCATCTTCGTCATACTGCTCCTTACTTGTGAAAGCAAATTGAAACTGTTTCTTTTTACCACCATCAACGTATTTTTGCAGTACCGGATCGCACGGAAGCGGATCGACAGAATAGCTCATATCTTCCGACAAGTGATCCACGTTTACCCTGTAGTCATCCAGGAACGGACAGGTTAATATGAACGATCGGATGGAATCAATTATATTAGCTTCCTGCATATTTTTGTGCTCCTTTCAAGATGCTGTCTCTATGTCGGTTCTTCATGCGTTCAAACCAACGTGACTTTTCTTTATGCTCATAATACTGTCTGCGTGCATATGGCGTGATCTGGTTGATCTCTCCTGATCCGATTATTGTTCCCAGTGTCGCAGACTTGATCAAAGCTCCTGATAGCCTTGGTGTCTCCGGATTCATCCTTCTGATACATTCTGAATCGACAAACTCCTGGGCTTTTCCAAAGCTCGCACTCTTTTGTCCAGAAAATCCATGATTCCATTCCATCTTAGCTGTCACGGATCCGTTTGCTGTTTTTGCTGTGTAAATACTGCCTCTTGGTGTTTTGATCACAATATTTCTTTTTTGTGCCATTTACACACCACCTACCTTTATGTGTGGATTTGCACCAAATGTGTTGTAATTTGCAGATGTGACTTTACAGCATTCTGTTCCTTTCAGGTCCTTAGCTGTTGTCATATCAATATCGCATATTCCTTTTACAAGATAATCATCTTTTTTTATGCTGATCGTTGTATCAGGTATTCTGATCACAAACGTATCTGCTCTTTTCAGTCCTTCGGATGTGATTGCAGACGATTCTGATTCATGCCACCATGCATCCTTGACATATGTTCTTTTCCAGATATCTAATCGCTTTTCACTGTCATATTGACGGCTATAGACTGTTACAGCACTGTTTGTTACCATTGCAAAACCTCACTTCTCTCGACAGCCATCCTGTTGGCAATAAATACATTTTTACTGCTTCATATGCTTTTTTCTGCATCAATTCCTCTAATGTCTGACCATCTGTCTGTTCATTCACATAGGTAACACTATAACCATCGGTTGATTCAGATTTAATCTGCATACCATTAGATTCCTGTTTCTTTCTGTAAGATGCATATACCTCTGCACCTGCACATACAGCATCTTTTATCATATCAAGATCTGATGCAAAGATATCTCCACGGATGTAGGTCAGATTACGAATATACGCTTCTGACCATCGTTCCGCTTTGATAAATTCTTCTTCCGGAAGTGATCCAGCATACTGATCTATATAATACGAATATGTTACATACATAGATCACACCTTCCTTCTTTTATTCTCCTACTTTAAGGATTGAGAATGGACATCTCTTTGTTTTATCGGTCTTCAGAGCATTGATTGGATTTGGAATTTCCCATCCTAATCTCATAACTGCACGAAGCGCTACCATGTCATTCTGCATTAAGTTATATGCGATCGTTCCATCTGTATTCTGCACAACACCTTCTGTGAACAGTTTAAACGTGATATCCTGACGAATTGAATAAACCAGCTGACTAAAATCTCCAGAGATCATTAATGCCTTCGATTTATCAAAAGCTCCATTGTTTGGGAAATTCATCGGAGATCCGTCTAAACTATAAGATGTTGCTCCCTGCATATCTGATTTAAAAATCGGATTTCCATCTGCATCTTTTAACCCTCTTAATTTTGCTCTCATAGAGATATCCGCCATATGGCCGTTTACAAAATATCCACTGTCTTCAACTTTGGCGATCACACCTTCTTCTGCCATGATCTTATCATACAGATTGTCGCTTGCTCCAAGTGTTACAACAGATTGCGCTTTTGTTGCTGTTGTAACTACTCCATCTCTCCATGTCGATGGCTTGTCCACATCGAACAAGATCGCACCATCAATTACTTTACCGAAAGCTTCTGTAACTCTTGGCTTAACTTCTGCCCAGATATCATACTCTGCATCATCTAATACAGCTTCTGGAATAGGCACAATCACCGCAATTTCTTCTGCTGTGATAAATTTCTTATCCCATGCCTGTTTAGTAGTTTTCTTCTGCCCGGTATCACCATTTACAAAATAAGCAATTGGTAACATATCCAGTACTGGCATTTTGTACTGTCTACTTGTCATATTAGCTAATTTGCGCCCTCTTGAAAGCACTGCTGACTGTGTGATTGTTCCCTGAATAATCTCATTTGCTTCCTGCGTTGGAATCAAAGACTCTGCTCCACTGCGATCGATCACATTTGCATCTATATCGAATAATCTTAAGTTCATTCGTTCCTTAAACATTTCATACCTCCATTATCTTCTTGCTGCAGATCGAATTGCATCATTGATCGTAGCATTTACATTTTCCACGGATCCGTTCGATGCATTCCCTGTTGATGTTGAAACTCGATACCCTGATCCTGATGTGAATCTTGGATTCTCTTTCAAGTACTTATCTGCTGCCTTTTCAAAACTTGTTTTTTCATCTGTCATTTTAGAAACTTTGTATAACACATAGTCAAGATCATCTGTTTTTACTCCTTTTGAAGCTAAAAACTTCTCATTTTTCATCTGCTGCACTTCGTTCCTTGCATCTGCAAGATCCTGCTGCATTTGAGTTACGTTTGGCTGATTCTTTTTCTGCTGCGCTTTATAATCAGCAATTGCCTGTGTAACCTGATCCTCTGACATGCCCTGTTGCTGAAAATATGATTTTAAAGCTGATCTTTCTGCACGTTCTGCTCTCGCTTGTGCAATCTCTTCTGCCTGTGCATAACTAAATGTTGCCTGATTTCCTGTTTCTCCGGCATTTCCCTGGTTGCCGTTACCATTCCCGGCATTATTTCCGCCCTGTCCATTAGAACCAGCTCCTGTGCCGTCCTCAAAAAGCTGTAAATACATTCTTTTTCTCATGTTTTCCCTCCATATATGAGTGTTATTACCAATGCTTTTTATGTCTTCATGTTTTGGACATAATAAAAACACCCTTTCGGATGCTTAAATAAATTGTATGCAGTTATATTCCTGATTGATATCAGCAATTCCCAAAAACCATGAATCTACTAATAATTTCCCTTTATCGGATAATTCTCGCCATTTGATCATAGTAAGACCACTATGTGCTTTTGATTCAATCTTATCATCTGTTAGATCGTTCATTGAATTAATCAAATTGCATGTCAATGCTGATATCGCTGTACACGCCCGATCAATTCCATCATTCTCTCTTCTACAAGCATGACCTTTCATTTCTATTCCATTCTGTCTTATGCTTATAGTTATCACAACATCACTTCCTTTTCTGTCCGGTCGTTCCCTGCCGGTGGGAGATTCCTTGGATCACCTCCTAATGAATAATGTAATAGGTTACTGTGCTTACAATCATTGTCCTTTCTCCTTTCTTAAAAATGGGTATAAAAATACCACTAGCCATAAAAATAACTAGCGGTATTAATACCAAGCGACAAGATCTTCTTCTTGAAATTTATTATTTGTCAAATATTCTTCGATTCTTCTAAATGCATGGGCCGGATAATTACTTCCGTATTCAGGCAAAAGCTTTTCAATGCTTCGTTCTCTTGATATTCTATCTACAGCAATGATTCCATATTCCTTTGAACTTTCCGGATAGTACTTATATTTTACTGATATTTCTGTGATTTCCAACAACTCAAGTCTCAACATTTCTTCCACCTCCTATAAATTATATTCTTTCAAAAATTTATTTAACGCCTTTTGATAATTATACTTTCTTTCTGTAATTTTATGGGCTTCATCGTATTTCAAATGTAATTTTTTCATTAATTCGTACTCTAAACGTTCATGCTTTAACATTATCAAATCGTGCTTCTGAATATTTTTTCCCTCTCTCAATCTTCTAAATGATTCAGCCATATAATAATCTGGATCAAATCTTCTTTTTCCACCACTTAATTCATATTCATTTATAAAAACATGATCATATATCTTACTTATGCTCTTTTTAGAGATTCCGGTATTATTTGCAATGTGATCAATGATATTACTCTTCCGACTATTACGCATTGATTCATAATATCTGTTAGCGTGTGCGTCCCTTCTGGTATATAATGGGTCATTTTTATCTGTAAGTGCCCCATTTATCGCTCCTGATTTTATTATATCATTCCCTGTGCTCTTTGCAATAAATTTTCTAAGATCAGGCGCTACTCTTCCTTTCATATCTAGATAAATACGCTCTCGTTCTTGTCTAAGTCCCATTTTTTTCGAAAATCTCGCATATTCATTTAATTGTCCCTGATATTTCATCTTATGTGCCAGAATCTCATCTTGATCTGCTTTCCCTTTTTGAAGTGCTCTTACCTTCTCGCGTTGAGCTCTCATAGCTGTCTCCATTTGTCTTTGCCGCTGTTTTGCTTCATAAACCGTGTATTCTTTTCCTTGAAATTCTTTCGGTTTGTTTTCTTCCTGATTCTTCTCTTCCAACCACTGATCGGTCCAGTTGCGTTCTGATATTCCTGGGAAAAACGGATAATACTCATGGTAGCAATTCGCACCTAGCAGCCCTGTAACTGTTCCAAGTCCACAAACTGATACAAGTTGTTCTTTTGTCCAGACCTTCCCCTGCCATACTGCATGTGTAGGACGTGCTCCTGCGTGCCATGCGACCTCAAAATATTCTGTTCCTAGCTTCTTTGCATTATAATCTGTGATCTTTCCTGTAATCTGACTCAGCCCTGTCATAACTGCACGTCTTGCTGCAACATCTACTCTATTATGCCAACCTGATGCATAGTCTATTGTTCTTAATCCACTGTTGGTCAATTGTGTTACAGTTCTTCTCAAAACACTGTTATAATCGAACGCTCCAGAAACAATATCGAAACATGCACGATCAAGATATTCTGTATATACCTGTGATAACGGAGTCATAGTCTTTTTTCCATTGATATCTAAATAAAATCCAAGCGACCTAGTTATATTTTCAAGATCTTCCAACGACTGTTGCGCTATCCCATTAATCGCTTGATTTAGATGCTTATTTTTTTCAAATGGTATGTACTCTGCATTTACCTGTTCATACAGATCTTTGTTTCGAACATATTCCCAGTTGATCACTTTGTCATATAGTTCAAACATTTCCGGATAGCTTTTATTCAATGTTGTTTTCAACATCTTCTCAATGTCTTCTGATGAATATCCTATGATCTTCAATCTATTGATCTGCCAATCTGCGGTACTTGTAACCTCTCCAGTTTTTACAATTCTCCTGACAATATCCTGAATAATCCTTTCCTCGAGTTCAACATAATGGGCTGCAATCTTATTTGCCATCCGATTTTTATATTCATTTTTCATTTTACTCCATCACCTGATTTTGCTCTGGAAGATTGTTTTTTGCCTGATCGATTGTTTCACCATACCATTTTGCTCTATATTCCTCTGGCCGCATGATTCCAGCACTCACATCCTGCATATCTTGTTTGCGCTCAGTTTCCTTATCTTCAATAATCGAATCATCAAAATCAATCGTAATATCAGAATCCGGATTCAACTGTTCTCCAATTACAATACCCAACCGGATAATAATCCTAATCAATTCTTTCAATGCATCTTCCAAGATAATCTCATGTTTTTTAATCATTCGATACATATCGGAGTTTTCAGATATGATTTCAGTTGCTGTTTTTACTCCAGATGAATCAAACTTATATCTTTTAGGTCCAAACCCACATTTTAACGACAAATAATTCAGATCATCGTTAATAGCTTTGCTGTGTTCCTCTGTCCTAAGATTCATATCAACGTCCTTGATCAATCCTTCTTGACTCTTATCATAATCTTCCGGCAAGCTGTAAAATATTCCATCATCCGGATCAAAAGCCGGTGTTCCGTCAATGTTATATAACAATTCTGGAGCAACAAATATTCTTTTTCTACCAAGTAAAAACTCGTTATAATAAGAATCATATTCTGTATCTAATTTTTTCAATACGTCAATTGCATTTGCAAATATAGCAATTCCCATCGGATTGTTCGCATCTGCATTATTTGTTATGTTTAGGCGATCAATTACAAATTGCGGTTCTAAACTTCCTGTGTTTGTTCTTTTGGCAAGATTCTTAAACGGTTTTAATTGTCTCCATTCTTCTTCCTTTAGTTCTGTACCTTCCTGGCTTCCACTCATACTCTTTAAAACCGTATTTTCTATCACATATTCATCATTCCGAATCAAATGGGACTGTATCTGGATGTATTTTTTTCGATTGACCGTATGTGGAAAAGTAAAAATACACTCCTGAACCTTTCCGTTATTCCAACTTACTGGAAATATATTGGGGCCTTCAACATAATTGATTTTTATAATTCCTGATCGAATGACTCCATCTTCTGTCACATCTGCCGAATCAAGATAAGGGATATACGCCACTGTACCAGTATATGCTTTACGTTCCTGGTAATCGTTGCCTTGAACCATAAATTGATTATTCTTTAAAATTTTGTGTACATAATTATTTGTATATTCGTCGTCTAAAGTAATCGTTACCCTTTCATTCAGTAACAGATCTGCAATGTCTTCTGAAAGCTTTTTTGCCATACCAATACTTTTGCGTTCGCATCTTTTGTATGTTCCGCGTCCTGTATAAATCTTATAAAAAGAAAAGTTTCGGACATTACCTTTATACCAGCTAATCCATTCTTGAATCTTCCGATAAAACGATGCATCGATTGTATCAATTCCTTTTCTTTTGAAATAATTAAATATATTCAATGTTCTGTTTCTCCTCTCCTGGATCTCTTGGAAGCCAGTATTTTATTTTATCCCATGCTCCCATAACAGCATAACGGATTGCATCCATGCAATGATCTGAAAGTTTTACTGGAACTTCTTTTCCTTTTTCGATTGATTTTTTATCATATTCATAAGTGCCAAATTCCTCATCTGCATATTTCTGATTTGGTGAAATGCTTAATACATCAAAGATCAACGATTTTTGTACTCTGCTGATTCCAAGTGCAACATCATTTTCTGCATCTCTCATCAATACTGAATACTGCAAATTCCTAGTTGCTCTTCGGATTTCTTCTGCTAAGCCTTTCGCAGATGGATCTAAGAAAATATAGAACACTCTGTTTTCATATTCTTCATGCAGTTCATCCAAAAGCTCAACAAGATCTTTTGCGTATTCGGATGGACTCTTTTGATATCCACTATCTCTACCACTATGATAGTATTCTGCCAGACCAGGAAACTTCCTTTGGTATGTATCTAATCCAAATGCCTGAAATGTCGTTGCGTTTTGCTGCCCATAGTCTCCACCAATATAAATACGATCATATTTCCTGTCTTTATCTGGTCGCGATCGATGGCGGTTTCCATACATATAATAAATAAGTTCATCTACACCAACAGATTCTCCTAACCATACCCATCGGTACATTTTAAGATCAGACTCTTCCATTTCCTTTGCACTGTCTATCAGATCTTGTCCCAGCCATTCTGTCGGAACGTCTCTGTAATCTGTATGGATATGGATACAATCCTTTCTCTTCTCCATCTTTTTGCACCATTTATTTATCGCTGCATTTGGATTTTTGGGAGGGTTATAAAGATAGATCATTTGGAATCCACCAGTGTTTCCACGAACAAAAGTAGCTTCGATATTGCTAAGTTCATCTTCTCCTTCTCCATCGTCAAAGAACTCTGTTAACTCATCAAGAATAACTAACTTGATTGGCTGATCTTCGTCAATAATACCTTTTGTATCATCAATTCCGTCAGAACCTGCAAAGTAAATTGTTGTTCCATACTTTTTGTATGTTATTTCCATTGGAGATTTCGTGATCGCAAACTTCTTTTTTGAAATCTGTAATCGATTAATGCCTCGAAGCATTTCCTTGTATACTGTCTTACGCAATTTATTATGATGCTTTCGGAGCACTACAACTGATCCATGTTTATCTGATACAATTTGATAATCTGCTTTAATTGCTGCATAACTTGATTTTGTACCAGCACGACCAGATGTAAGAATGATATGTTTAATTGTCTTGTTGTTGAATATCGGAAGGTATTTCGGTATCACTATATCCGATATCTTTAGGTGCGTCGTTGACAATTACAACACCATCCTCTCCATCATCATTGTCATTATTTCTGATCTGTTCTGTCTTAGCTCTGATCTGCTCAATCTTAGCTTTCTGTTCAACTGTAGCAATATCCATATGATCTGCAAGCCATTGCAAAGCTTTCATCTTATCAACCAGCTTAATGCTCGCTCCGTCTTTTCCTTGCTTTACTTCCGTGATCAGCGTTCCATCAACATCTTCAGATTGTTTGAATTTCACAGTATTGACTTCTTTTTCGAGAACTTCTTTTTCTCCAGTTTCTTTGTTTTCTACCATTACTGGACCAAAAGCACCCATAACTTGAATATTTTCTCGCCCAAACGATACATAATCTGTTACATCCGCAAATGCAATGTCCATAAACTTTTGAAAGATATCTTCCTGCTTTAGCAATTCTCTGTTCATATGATTCTGCTTTAGCTGTTCAATCTCTTTTCTGATCACTGGATTCTTCATAAGCCTGCTTCCTAATACGGCAGCAGATGCATAAGTACATCCTGGATAAGCTTTCATGTAAGCTTTCGTGTAATTAAACATCCTGGATTGATACAAACAAAAAAGCTGCTGCTGATCGGTAAGTTCATCGTTGATCACGACCTGACTTACATCCTCTGCAACGGCTTCTTTTTTGTGTGCACCCTTTTTATTTTGTGTGCACCCCTTTTGGATGCATCCTGTCTTTTTATTCCTCGACCATGCGTATCGTTTCTTCCACGACTTTACAGTGTTGATCGAGACTCCATACTTGGCAGCAATGTCTTTATACTTCATTCCGGCTACATAATCGGATTCTGCCAATATGTAGTTTTTTTCTTCATTCACACATTACCACCTTCTTTCTTGTTTCTTGTTTCTTAAGTGGACCTCCAGGGACTCGAACCCTGGACCGATCGGTTATGAGCCGACTGCTCTGACCTACTGAGCTAGAGGTCCTTAAATTTATGCACGAAAAAAGCACCCGAAGGTGCTTAATTCAATATATTTTGAGATTTGATTAACCTTTTGTTGTACGCGCAACTCCTAATATATTAGAAATTGCATCTTGTAATACTCGTGAATAATTAATTCCCGCTTTATCGGCTTCTACACTCATCCAATATGGAATTGTACAGTTTTTCTTAACTGCTTTATTATCCACTCTCTTTCTGTACTCTGTAAAGTCTACATCTACAAGTGTTACTGTGTCTCCTGCTTCTACATTTTGAGCTTTTGAATTTGGTTCTGGAAGACTTTTTTTCTCATCTTCCATATCAATCCCCATCAATCCAATAGCATCTCTGGCCATTTCCATAGCCTCTGCTATTGTATCGCCTTCTGTAGCGATATCAAAATCAGGGATTTCTACATAATACCCTTCTTGATCCGGTTTTAAAATAACCGGATACGCTACTTTCTTTGCCATGTTTCCATTCCTCCTAAAATCTTGCCGTTTGATCCTTTTTTCATTTTTGTTTTTCATGAATCCACCAAGTCTGGGGCTTAAAGCCCCAGTTTCTTGATAATAGATTTAGCTAATCGCTCCTTAATCTCTGGATGTCTTGGAATTGGCTCAATTCTGTTACCATCTGTATATAGATCATGGTTCCCACCATTCCGTTTTAAATACCATCCATTTTTTTCAAGGAGTTTAATCAAATCTCTTCTCTTCATGAAAAACTCTCCTTTTTTTAGTTTATATGTTTATTATACGTACAAAATGCGTATAAGTCAATAATTTTATGCGTATTTTGTACGTATTTTTATTAGCAAGAAAAAGGAACATTTATGAAGTATCGCTTCATCTAATCGCTCTAGCCTATATATTAGCCTATTTTTTGCGAACGTGACCGAACATTTTCTAATTTTCTTGAAAAAATCTTGTATTTCTCATTCTACAGCTGTCTTCTGTATAGGCTACTCTTCTCTTTGGATGCAACTGATTCATCCTGTGTGCCACCTGCAGCCACGTCATGCCGTCAATGTAGTAGAACCTAAACATCATTCTTAGTTCGCTCTTCTCAATGCTATTTATATATTCTTCCGCTTGATTCATGAGTTCCAGAAGTTCATTTTCTTTTTCGATCAACATAGCTTTTCGTTTATTAAGCAGCAGCCTCTTTCGTCTTAACTCTGGTACTGGCATACCCTCAACAACAAAGTGCTGTATTCCTCCCATTCCTCCAGATACTGTGTCTTTTACAGTTCCTTCTTCTGCAATCTTCCAGATCTGCTTTTCAGTCTCTGTGATTCTTCTCCTTAAATCTTTAATTTCTTCTTTCATGTCACAATACTGGATCAGTACGTTCTTGTCCACGTTCTCCCCTCCTGTTACGATTTATTATCTGCTGCCTTATCCGATCTGTCATCTCCTGGTACTCCTGTTTGTATTGCGCCCGATCGGCACAAATGCCCATGCAGATTATCTCTGCACAGGCTTTGCATGGATCTACCATATCTTTCTTCCACCTTTTTGCTTCATTAGGTTTCTTTTGTAAAACTTCCCTTTGGTCGTCGAATAGTATTTGTCTTTATCTTCTTTTTTTCTTTTGTCTTATTGCCTGCATGCTTAACTTCCAGGCAACAAATCCAGTGCATTTTTTTCTACATGCAACTCGTTTTTCTCTTTCTCCGCCATGATCACACTTGAAACATGGACAATCTTGATATCCCATTTATGTATCACTCCTTTTACTTTATGAATACTAGCCAACGTGTCTTTCCTCGTTGATCTCCAAGTAACGGTTTATAACCAAATTGTTCTAACACTTTTTTCAATGGTATCTGATCTTCATTCCACTTGAATACTAATAATCCATCTGGTTCCAGAACTCTCATGCATTCATCAAAACCCTGTTTCAGATATGTTGGCCAATCTTTTGGAAGTATTCCGTATTTCTTAGCCAACCAACTTCCAGTTCCGGCATGTGCTAAATGTGGTGGATCAAATACGACTACCTTGAAGCTATTATCTTCGTACTTCATGTTACGAAAATCCATTCTTACGTCTGGTTTGATAAGTAAATGTCTTCCATCGCACAATGTAGTTTCGAGTTCTCTGTTATCCTGGTATAGAACTTCTGGATTCTTTTTATCAAAGTAAAACATTCTGCTGCCGCAACATGCATCTAATATTCTTTTCTTACCTTTTACAACACCTGTCAGATTTTCTGTTATTTGTGTACCACCAAATACTTCATTGTACATTTCATTAATTTTTTCATCTGATAGCTGTTCAAACGATGTATATCCAAGATTTACACATTTTGCATAAATCTTGCATGTTTTTTCATCACAATATCCTATGTTCCCGCATCGTCTTCTTAATCTCCATATCTTCTGCTCCCTTGTCATAACTCATCCCTCTCTTTCGCTGCAGCACAGAGTGACATCACTGCCACTCCTGCAACTGCTCCGATAAATAATCCGCTTAAAAATCCAATAATCATATTCTTAACACCCCTCTATTTCAAATGTAATGTTAAATTTTGCATAATCGCTCCAAGCACCAAAAATTTAATAGCGTTATAATGATCTTTTTTTATATCGTTATAAAAATACATTCCATAACACATAATCATTACTATTAACTCTATTATTTGCGCCGCTCTATCCATTATTCTTCCTCACTTTCAAACTCATCAATCTCTCGCCATGCAACTACTTCTGCAAGCCCCTCTTCCTCTGCTGTCGTAAACTCTGTATCTACATAACCTAAAGATACAGGATCAAAAATGTCATGATAAAATCCAAAGCCAAGCACATCGTCATACTGCATTGCTGCTCTTGGAAGCTCTTCTTCATTGTCCTTTTGCACTACCTCAAACCATGTATTGCTTCATATTTTTCATCTTCCGTAAACTCCTTTGAATCAATTTGCATAAATACTGCGAACGCTTTTGTAAAATTCATTACTCATTTTCCTCACTTTCTACCCCAAAGATGTATTTAATGATTCTGTCTTTTCCTATTGCTTCGATTGCATCAAATACAAGTTGTTTTGATGCAAACTGCACCCCTCCCTGTGGTTTACAAACGCTCCACACATCATAATCAAGTTTTCCACCATCTTCATTGTTATATAAAAGGTAAAAACTATCACTGCGTATCGGACCATTATGCTCCTTTGCATACCGTTCAAGTTCAACTTCTACTTTTCTTTTTTCTACATCAAATAACGCTTTCTCTCTTATCAAAAAGGCGTTTCCAAGTTCCCATCTTTTGTTATCTACAGCTCTATCTCGCCACGTATCACATTCAACCCATCCATGACTATTGGAAAAAAAATACTCTTGCCCATATATTGGTTTCTTTACCTTTACATCCTGTTTCTTGTCTGGTTCTTTTCCATTCATCTTCCCAACAAGTCTGTAAAACTCTTTTTCTTCTGCTTCTGTTAGATTTTTAATTCCCATTTTCTCCACTTCCTTAACTTTCTTTAACAAAAATGAAATTCCAACTGCTCCGGCTCTGGTTCCCACTTATCTTCCCATCTCACTCCGATGTAATCTAAGACGCGTCCCCATCCGAATCTTTCTCCTGTTTCTTGATCTACACAACATCGATACATCCAGAACTCCCATTCTTTTTCATTACGTTCTCTTAACATGTCAAACCGATGTGGTCTTTTCTCGAGATGAACTCCGAATCCACACATCGAGCATCCTGTTCTTTGTGCTTTTGTCGTATACAGCGTTCCATCTGCTTTCCTTGCGATTTCTCCATAGATTTCTGGCACTGGCACATCAAGATCTAATGCAAGCTGTAGCAAGTCTTGTCGCAAGAATGGTGCAAATGGTGCTGATCGGATTACCGATTTCCCAAAGTAATTACATCCATGCTCTACTAATGCTTCTTCTCTCTGTCCACCTTCACTTGCCATAAGTCCCAAGAATGGTGCACTATTGTTTTCTTTTGCATAAACCTCACATGGTTTTTCTTTCATGTATAGGCAGCACTTATTACTTACCTTGAATGGTGCAATCTGATAATTCACACCTTAAATATCCTTGTGCTCCACATTCTCCAGTTATGATCGCATGCCTGACCGTCTTATTGCGATCTGTTGGATTCTGTAACGTGTCAATTCGTCCTGCAATCTTCTTGCTGATCACTGGAAATCCAAACTCCTGTAAGATTTCCGTCTTTGGTTTTCCTGGTCGCAATGATATTACTCCAAGCTGCTTATGTACTTTGATAATGCTTTTATCTTCTAGGGATGATACTGACACTGCAGGTACATTGATCCCCCTACTTCTTAAAAACATCAAAAGCACAATGCTATCTAATCCACCTACACTTACATGCGCATTCATTCCTCTACGATCAAGCTCCTGTATAAACTCTCTTGCTCTTAACTCTGCCCTTCTTACCTTCACCTCATATTGCAGATTCTGTTGCGCTGTGAAGATAGCTTTTTGTCTTTTCTTTTGCTCTTTCCAGTCGTCACTCATAACTTTTCTCCTTCTCGCACCAGACACACCCTTTGTCACACTTGATCCGAACCCTTAGCTTCTGCTCCTTGTCCGGACACAGCTTCATGTCCTTAATTTGCTTGCCTATGATCTCACAGATGTAGCCTTTAAATTCTTTCTTGTTTACCATACTGCCACCGCCTCATGTAAATGTTCTCTTAATACGTCTGCTGCTTCGTGCTGATTTTCATGCTCCAAAAGTTTAATGATGTTTGGTAAAATTCTTCTATCCTTTCTTTCATCAAAGCTCTCTTGATTTTCTTTTACTGTTTCAACTTCAATATCCATATGATATTTTTCTTTCAGCTCTCTTGCCATATCTTCAAAAGTCACATAATGTTCTCCATATGGATCAAATTCAAACAGTTCCATTGTTTTTTCTTCATACGCCTTATTTATCTTTTTGAGTCGTTTTTCTCCAAATCCAAGTTCTTTGATCAAGACCTGCAGAAATACTGTTTTCATATTCTGGAAAAGTGTAGTACACATACTTTCATAGGATTCTCTTAACGTCTTACTATCAACGGTTAAATTCACTCCAAGAATACCTCTTGCTTTTATTTCATTCTCCAACCCATCAATACCTTTTTCTTTTGCTATCTTAAGTGCGTATGCCATTCCATCCATTCTGGCTTTTTGCTCCTTGTCAATCTTCCCCATTCTGATTAACCTTCTTTCTCATCATTGCAATATCATAAATTGTCTGGCAAATCTGCTCACATACCGCTTCTGCATGATCGTCTTCTGTAAGCTGCCTTACATATTTCTTTCCGCAAGCAACACATGTTAATCGCCGAATCTGCTCCCATGCACTCCATGCTATGAATGAATTTCCTAATGCATTTGCCATTAACGAATCTGTTCCGGATCCATTTGCATCTTTAAACCATTTATTTCTTGGTTCTTGTAATACTTTCTGTGTATCTTCTTTGCATACACTCTTTTCAAGTTTTTCTAAAACTCTCTTTTCAATTCTATCTACGATTTCTTGTTCTTTTTGCTCTGTCATTTTATCTTCCTTCTACTCAAACCGACCTGCACCAGATCCATACTGATGCCACGCCGTGCATCTCATGTTCTCTTCTTCCTGCTTCTTTAGTTTCTCAGCTTCTCTTTTCTTCTCATCCAGACACTCCTGCCGATATTCATCATCCCATTTTTTCAATGTTGGCTGACTGATCGTTGTCAGCTCTGACAGCTTCTTGTAGCTTATTCCTGTTGAGATGATCAGCCGGACCATTCCTTTCTTGAAATTTTCTTTATATCTCATATCGTTTTCTCAGACAGCTTGGTTCTTTACCTGATACAACGCCTTTATCTCTGATCGCTGATCTGTTATTTTTTGCCCAATCATATAAGGCTCTGTGATTCTTCGTTTTTTGATTTGAAAAATTGTAAAAAACTAAATCTAATATTTGAGAAATTACATTTAAAAGAACCTGAAAAAATATGTTTGGTATTGATTGCTTGGTTAACAGTTACTTGAAGAATCCCTCAGGTAAAGAACCAAACTGTCTGATCGTACTCCTTTACTTATGGTATCCGGCACAATTGCCTATATAGTGCCATCTTAAATCCTTGCACTTTGTCTCGTTTGCCCCCCCCCCCTGTTATCTCAGGGTAGAAACGCTTATACCACTTCATCAGCGTTTTGTGATCGATACCTGATGTTCTGCTGATCTCATTTGTTGACATACCATGTTGGATCCATAACTGTACAACACGTCTTTTAAATCCTTTGCTGTAATCTGCCATCAGTTCTCCTTTCTGCCCACTGCCTAAGGCAGCAGGCTCATGGCTTATACTGGCTGTTTCTTATGCGGTTAATAGTTACTGTGGTATATAATTCAGTCCATCCGGCTGATCTCTGTCCGCATATGTGATCATCTTTTTACGCCCTGTCGCTTAAGATCATCCCGAACCCCACAACTACCACGACTATTACTACGACTTTTAACAACAATCTTAGGTTGTTGGTTGCTACGGACAGAGATCAACCGGATGCTTTATTTTTTCTTAGCTTGCAGCAAGCAACTTATTAATAAAATACTGTTGCCCTTTACCAGTAACCTTTGTAGTCTTTCTGATCTTTGTCGTTCCATCCGGATTTGTGATCGTTCTTTCTTCAACTTCAAACAATCCCATTTCCATGCTCTTTTGTGTTGACATATTCCAACTTGGACCTCTTCTTTGGATTAAATATCCGTTATTTCTGAGTTTTTGAAACAGTCTGTTTTGACCAATATCAATTCCTTTTTGCTTAAGAATTTTTGCTAAATCTCCGATCAGAATAGAATCTTTACTCGCTGTTACTGCATCAGCAAAGATTTCTTTAGGCTTCATACGTTCATTGTCTTCAATCAATGCAGCTTTCTCTGTCTTTAATTTGTCTATTGTTCTATCAGCCATCTTTAATGCTCTTGCAAATACCTGTTCTGGACTATTCCAAGCTCTTTCAAGATTAATAAGATAATCACGAACTTCTTTCCCTTTTTCTGTTCTAGACATCATAGCTAAATGTTTCGCCATCAGCATTGTGATTTCATAATCTTCTATCTGTCTAACTGCTCCATTGTTAACAACCGTACTTGATGTACACTTGTTAAAATCTTCTCCTTCAGTAAATAGTTCTTTGTTGGTATCAAACCATCTACTAAATCTGGATTGAATATCCAATGCTTTATGTAAATCCCTTGCTGATACTGTCGGCTGTTCTGCTTCGTAGTTGACAGCAATTAAATTTCCAATCTCGTTCACGTTATAATTCATCTCCTAACTGTTTCTGCAACAACTGCTGCTCTAAAGAATTAAAATCATGATCTCTCTCACAATCCAAGTGTGCAGGATTGTTTTTCTCTCTTCTTGATACTGCTCCATTGCCCCTATTCCGTTCCCAGTTCCGTACTGCTGCCTTCCAGTCTTTCATCTTGTTTTTGCCAACCATCCAACCTTTGGATTCGTAAAAGTCAATAAAAACATTTGCATCAACGGTATTATTCCGTTCTTTGCAATAACCGGAGACTTGCTCGTATGTAGGTGGCGTGAAACGCTTTATATTACTCTTCTTTTCATTCTTATCATTCTTTTCATTCTTGTTTGTGTGTTTCTGTGACGTTTCAGTGTCGTTTGACTGTCGTTTTAGTGTCGTTTTTTCATTTTCAGAATCTTGGTAAACACTGTAATTTACTATGGTTATGACCGTCTTTTTGGTGTCGCTTTTTACATGCACCATGGAATCGCTTTCAAGCATTTTTAAAAAGTTCTTAACTTTGGTGTTACTCCATCCCCATCGATCACATAACTTCCGGATGGATGAGACTGTCTGACCACGTTCCACATTTTCCAGTTTTCCATCGATTAGGACTTTTTTCTCACTGTGGTTTACCATAAGTAGGAGATCCATCCAAGCCTGTCCTTTTGAAAATGGTTTATCCTGCCATACCCAGTGATCCGCAAGACTTCTGTATGTCTTTACCCATCCTTTATTCATGTGATCACCTCGTTATTCGTAAATCGTACAGATCTCCATATTTCTTCAGGAAGATCTTTTTCTTGATCTTGAAAACATCTGTCTCCATACCTTTTACGTCTTCGATCACACCTTTGTTCACTGCGTGATCGAAGTAAGCAAAGTCTGCTCTATACGTAATCGCTCTGATCACCTTCCCTCTGTAAACGAATTTATCCTGAAGGACCACGACTGGCTGTAATTCCAGATGTGAGATTTTTCCTGCTTCTTCTAATAGCTTTAATTCCTGATATCTTTCTGCTTCTCTGATGCTGTCAAACTTGATCCCATCAACTATCGTTTTGTGATTGTTGTACTTATTGGGTCTGTTGTAATTCTTCCAAGCCATTCTCCTGCCCCTTTACTATGATTCCATAAACCTTGTACTTTTCCTGGAAAGCTTTCTCTCCAATCGTATGATCTTCTACATGGTGCGTTCTGCATAGACATATCTTTCTGTAATCGCTGTCGTCTACGGCCCTGCGATCATTTCCCATGCCGATCTTGTCAACGTGATGTATTTCTCCTTTGCGGCCACAGATCGCACATACACGATTCTTGATGCAATAATACAGATACCTTCCAATATCATCTGCTCGGTTGATCGCCAAATCAGATAATGGGATTCCCTGCTCTAAGCAGAACTCCAACAACATTGAGATAAACTCTCTTGCTGTATCAACTGTGCATGTCCCTAAAGAGAAATAATCATTTCCTGTCCGTATGATATATTCATACTTCATGATCTCTTTCATCTGTTCAGGAAGATAACCAGTATAGTCTGCGATGTCTCTGATCGTTGCGTATGCCTTTTTTCTCTGTGCATTTGTTATTGTTCTGCCATCATCTAGCCGAAGCTCCACATCACGGATTCGCTTATCCAGAATCGTATTAAACAAATTTTTCTCCGGAACAAAGACTTTCATCTCTGTTCCTTCGATATCTGATCTGATTCCTGTTATCTTTGCTAATTCATACATTGATTACTTAGTCTCTTCTTCCTTTGGCGGTCTGATATCGTAAAGGAATACTCTATTCTTTGTCTTTTTATTTTTGATCGACAAAGCCACAATCTTTTTGTTTTCAATGATGATCTGTTCTACATAGAACTTATCGTATGTAGTTAGTTTTCCATTTCTTCCTTTGGTAATTTCTACACACTCTTTTGGAATCCAGATAAACGGTGCTGTATATAATTCTCTTCCGATTCCTAGGTTAAAACATGCACGTTTAAAACTGTCCGATGCTTGTCCTTTTTCTTTCTCCGTATAGGACTCAACACCCACATCCTGTTTGTATATCCATTCCTTCTTTTGATCATCATAAACTTCAACTGTACAGAAGAGATTCCCGCCGATTATTTCGTGTGATCTTCTCCATCCTGTAACTCCCAGTGTTTCATCCAGGATGTTCATGTCGCACCTTGCATCTTTATATAGCAGCAGAGAGCATCCTTTTTCATTAACAGTTGCAACCCTGCATTCGATTTCATCCTTGTTTAAATCTCTGAATTTCATGTGCTGCTCCTATCTGATTCTTAGACTTTCTGTCTGAACCAATTCAATGTTTTCGGTAAAAACTGCTCCTTCTTTCAGTGCCTTGATCAGTCCTTTTTTATCAATTTTATCTGGTTGTTTGATTCTGTACTCTTCTGGTACCAGTGATTCATCTTTGATCCTTACACTTGCCGGATTCTTCTGGATTCCAAAACTGAACAGTGTTGTTTTAAATTTGGTTTTTCCTGTCTCGATCATGGCGTTTTCAAGATTCTGTTTGATCGCTTTTTTGTTGTTTACTACAACTCTTTTCATCTCTGTCAGTCGTTTGATTTCACTGTTGATTGCTTCTTCTTTACCATCCAGGGAACGAAGAACTTTTGCATACCCATCTGCTTTGTCTTCAAATTCGTAGTCCATTCCTTCCAGAGTATCTTTGATATCTGCCTGTGTCAGATTCTGTTCTTCTGCCATGTCAAGCAATTCTTTATATTCTGCTGTCAGTTCGTATAATGTTGCCATTTCTATTTACCTTCCTCTTCTGTTTCGACTTTTGATACTTCTGATATAACAGTTAACGCAAAGTATGATTCCAAATATTCAGAAAGTGCCTTTTCAGGATCTTCCATATTTTCTTTAAAACTCTCTGCGATCACTTTTAATGCCGGCACAATAAAAATTGCTGCATTCTTTGAAGCCGGGTTAATATAACTAAGGATTTCGGTTACTGTTCTCTTTGCTTGTTCTTCTAGGAGTTCTGCTGCGTTATCATCGTATCCATCTATTAAGAGCTTACTGCTACTTGCTACTACTAAATTGCATTCTTTTAAAAAACCATCTTTCATGCCTTATTCCTCTACTTCCTTTAATGCTGCAACAAGATTTTGTCTTGCTATTTCTAATGTTTCAACTGTATCTTCCTTCGCATCAAGGTTAAAAACGCCATCAAGATATCTGTACAGATGAAAAATACTTACTCCATCTTGGTGCAAATCAACTTTTAAACCTGAAGTAGTTCCACTAAATTCAAATTTAAAATCTGGAACTGTCTCGCATGATTCTGCTTCTTTGATAAATCCTTTTTTATCTTCCAGGAAGCTTAGAATGATGTTTAGAATGTCGCATACTAATTCTTTAATTTCACTTTTACCAGAATCTGTGTTATACTTTTCTGGTGATAAACTATTAATATCCATTTGTGTGTCCATGGAAGATGCCGCTTCCTGGGCACATTTTTTTATCATTCTTGCTACTTCGTTATAAGCAAGAAGCCTTACTGTCTCAAGATAAACCTTGCTTTCATCCTCTGTTTCCATATCTATTTCAATTTCTCTTTCTTGAGCATCCATCATGCGATCAAGTTCTTCCCAAATCTTATTTATCAAATGTCTTCACTCCTTCCTCATAGATCAGCGCTGTGATCAAACACACCGCAGCTAATTCTTTAAAGATTCCACATGCGATCAGCACTGCTGCTGTGCAGATCATAGCTTTCGTTTCACTTTTCATCTCATGCTCCTTTCTTATATTTATTACATTTCATATTCTATAAAGCGTTTTGCGTTTATAAAATATCTATGTTTTTTTTCACTTGTTTGGATTGCATATCCCCAGGGAAATTTTTCTTGAATCAATCCCTTTTCGATTGTTGGAACACTCAACCCCATTAACTTTGCAACTTCTTTTACACTTAATGTCTCTATTTTTTCTACCGGAATGACTATTTCCTCAAAAAAATTCTCCTGTAAATTAAGTATTGCAGCAATCTCATTTTTTCTTTCTTTTGTCGGCTCTGAATCCCCAGACATCCATTTGCTAACGGTTGACCTACTCACACCGCAGATCCTGGATAACTCTACTTGGTTGATATTTTGATCTACCATTACTTTTTTAAGCCTGTCCTTGAACACTTTCATCACCTACCTTTCTTCAGATGGCTTAATTCCCTGCCCGACGATTGAGTGCTATTTTTAATAATTAACCAATTTTATGGAGGAGTTTTGGGGTCGTATGCATCGGACAGAGGATTAAGCCATCTGTATTATTCTGTTGTCTTTCTTTCATATATCTCCTATACTTAATTCACAGGGCACTGGCATGTCTGAGTCTTAAGAGAGGAGTATTCTTAATGGAAAATTTGTTATTTAAACTTACCGAATATCAATATGAAATTCTAATGGCAATATTAGAACGCCCTGGACAAAATCCTGGTGATTTCTTTTTTGATTTTCCGTCTATTGATGGATATGTAGAAATGTTTTTGAAAGCAAAACTTGTATCCATAAACGAATCTGATGAGCTTTCTATCACTGAACTAGGACGTGCTCATTTGGCTGAATTTGAACTTCAACAAAAAATAGAAAAAGAACGAGAAGCACAGCATCAACAGCAAATAGATGCCATTACATCTATTGCAGAAACTGCCAAACAAAATGCAATATCTGCTGAATCAGATTCAAAACTTTCTAAAATTATTTCTATTCTTTCTTTGATTGTTGCAATAGCATCTGTCATAGTAGACATTGTTTAAAAATAATGATACTAAGACCCAATACGATCACAGCCATTCCCTGCAATATAACAACCCTTTGCAGGGATGCTATTCTTTGTGACTGATATTCCTGCTTTTCTTTTTGTTTAGCAAGTATAGAGTAAATCGCCCATCTTATTTCTTTTCCAGTTGTTCCATTCAAAATAGTTTTAAACTCATCTTTTTTGTTTTCATCATTTTTCTCATTAATGAAATCATCTACAAATCTTTGAATGTCTTTTTCCGATTCATCATCGTTATATGTTTTTTCTATACGTCCTCACCTCCTGGTTATTTAGTAATCCATTTTAATTGGATTTCTTAGGTAAAAAAATATAGTCAATTGGAATACCATATAATTTACTAAGTTCTCTTCCTTGCGACATTTTCGGTTCAGAAGTCCCTTTTTCCCAGCTAACGATAGTTTGTTTTCCAACATGCATATGTTTTGCGACCTCTTCTTGTGTCATTTCTGCATTAACTCGTGCTGAAGCTAAAGAAATTTGAAATGGTACTGCTTTACCTTCGTTCATCCTTGTCACGTCATCACCGCCTTTCTTTAATTTCTGTATTCATTATAAATCCATTTTAAATGGATGTCAATACTAAAATCAATTTATTTTTGACTTTTAGTTGCAAAAAATCAATTTTTATTGTACTATATTAATAACGAAGTGAGGTGATTTAATGTCAGATGAAAAACAAAAGAAAATATTCTCTAAAAATCTATCTTTCTATTTAGAGAAATCAGGAAAAAGCCAAAAAGAGGTGGCTAAAGCTATTGGAGTTATTCCACAAACATTTAATACTTGGTGTACGGGACAATCCATTCCTAGAATGGGAAGCGTACAAGCTCTCGCTGATTATTTTGGAATTGGAAAATCTGATTTAATAGAAGAAAAATCCGATCAAGCCATTGAGTTAACTAAGAAAGATGAAAAAGATATCGCGAAACGATTAGAACAAACTCTTGATCAACTAGAATCCGATCAAGATGGACTAATGTTCTCCGGAGAACCTTTAGATGATGAAACAAGAGAATTATTAAAAGCAAGTCTCCAGAACAGTATCACAATCGCAAAAATAAATGCTAAGCAAAAGTTCACACCAAAGAAATACAGAAAATAAAAGGAAGTGATTCATTGGATATTCGTAAAAAAACAAACGCATTAAAGAAAAAATATGGTACGAATAATCCTTTTGATATTGCTAAGTATTTAGGGATAAAGGTTATATTTGAACCATTGGGATCCATTAGTGGATACTACAATAAACAGCTTCGCATGAAGCAAATACATATAAATCATGATCTTTCTGATCACGATCAATTATTTACATGTGCACATGAGTTAGGACATGCGATCATGCATCCTGATGCTAATACGCCATTTTTAAGGAAATGTACTGGTCTCTTGATCAGTAAGATGGAGATTGAAGCAAACAAATTTGCGGCGGAGCTTCTGATCGATGATGAAGTTTTCCTTGAATTTCAGGAATTTACGACGAATCAGATCGCACTGGCACTTGGGTATAACGAAGAACTGATAAAGTTAAGATTAAAATAGCGACCACTTACTGCAATAAGTAGCCGCTGCTCCCATCATATTTGAATATGATTTCTATACACGAACCATTATAACATATTTCTTATGCATAGGGAGGAAAATTTATGGGACTATTTGACAAGCGAAAATGTGATATATGTGGAAAAGAAAAAGGTGTATTATCAACTTTTAAATTGGAAGGTGGCATTGTATGTGATGAATGTCATAACAAATTAAGTAAAGCAAAATTTAAAAAAGGATATTCTATAGATGATGCTCGAAGAGAGCTTGAAGCTATTAACAGTGAAAAAGAAGAACTGCAAAAAAATATTGCTGAAAAGAAAGAAAAATTATCTAATGAGCCAATATCCAGATATTGTACAAACTGTGGCGAAAAATTTACTGGTAATTTCTGTCCAAATTGTGGCACTCCTGCTAACAATACTGCTGCAAGTAATGTAATCCCTGGAAATACTCCTTCTATTACTTGTCCAAGCTGCGGAAGTGATAATATTTCTATTCAATTTGAAGAAATCGGAAGTAAAACAACCAAAAAGAAAAATAGCATTGTACGAAGTGCTGCACGTGGTGGTGCAATCATGGCCACTGGTGGACTTTGGGCATTAACTCCAAAACATGATGGTAAAGAAAAAACTAAAAATAAACTAAAGAAATTTGCAATATGTCAAAGTTGTGGTAACTCATGGAAAATTAAATAAACACATTTCATATTTATACAAGTTGCGACATCGCAACAATTAAAAACCGTCCAGCTGCAACTGGACGGATTAAAAAGAAAACTACTTGCATCTATAGGTTAGATGTGTACTTTTCCCCGACAGTTAAAGTATACCATTTTTAGCCTACACTTTGCAAGAAGTGTATTTTTTGTACCCAAATTTACAATATAGAAAGGAATGATGGTATATGACAAGAAGAAATCCAAACGGATATGGAAGTGTAACTAAATTGAAAGGCAACCGATCACGCCCATATGTAATCAAGGTTACTACATATGATGAAGATGGACACGGAAGGCAGGTCCCAGTGGACTATGCTGCTACTCGTGAAGAAGCAAACATCATTTTGGCCAAGTACAACGACAATCCGTGGAACATTGATCGTAACCGAGTGACGCTTGCAGATTTATATACGAGATGGCTTGAAATAAAAGGTCCCAAACTTGGAACCTCTCGTTTAAGCTCACTCAAATCAGCTTATAAACATTGTCAAAAACTCTACGGAATGAAATACAGACAAATAAAAGCTTATCAAATGCAAGAAACTATAGATAACTGTGAACGCAGTTATGCCACGCAAGCTCATATCAAAGTTCTATGGGGACATTTAGACAGTTTTGCGTTTGAATTGGATATCATAGATAAAATGTATTCACAATTAACGTCTGTAAGTGCCAAGCAGGAAGAGTCAAAACGCGCACCATTTACCGAAAAAGAAGTTGAAGCTCTATGGAAAATATCTGATCAAAAAAATGTTGATATTGTTTTAATCTATATTTATACAGGATTCCGATTAATGGAATTATTAGATATGACATGTGATCAAGTAAACCTGGAAGAACAATACTTTAAAGGTGGAAGTAAATCTGATTCTGGAAAAAACAGAATTGTTCCAATTCATCCTCGTATCATGCCGTTTGTAAAAAAACGGTTAGAGAAAAGTAATGAATATTTTTTAGAAAATGATGAAGGTTCCAAGTTTAAAAAATGGGATTTTTATGAAGAATGGAAGGTTGTTATTGCCTATATAACAAAGAAAAAGAAAACGCCTCATGAGGCAAGGCATACTTTTGAAACATTTTTGGATAATGCAGGCGGTAATAGAAAATGCATTGATATGCTGATGGGGCATAAATCTAAAGATATTGGAAACAGAGTTTATAATCATAAAACAGTAAAACAATTAAGAGAGACAATTCTTTTGTTGAAATAATAATTTTATATTCAACAAGTAACAGATTAGTAACAAATAAATGAGAGAATGGCTTAAAATGGACATTCTCTCATGCTACAAAAATATATCCATATAAATAAGAAATAGCATTCCACATTTCCACTGCATGTTTGCAAAGATTTCTATTATTTTCTGTTAAATTTTCTGTAAATCTCTTATATGCATCCAAATGAAATTTTGTGTAATATATCACAGCATATAACTTGCCATCATCGTCTTTCGCCTCACAACCTGCCCGAGCATAAGGATTAACTTTCTCTCCATAACTGTATTTATTCGTTTCGAACCCAGGACTTACGCTTCCATAACATACAATCTTCCCATCAGAATCAGTTTCTAAATATAAATAATCACTATAATCTTTTCCGTAAAATGTATAAGCATATCCATCCCAATATGATGGTGTCGTTAATTTTGGTTCACCAAACATTTTCTTAACATCATCAATTTTCATATTTTTTGTTACCGTTTTCCCACCTACTGTGATCAATTTTCCATCAACAGATGCTTCCGCTTTTACTGGAATTGAAATTGTTGGAATACTTGATATGATCACTAGTGCTATTGCAATCATATTGGATATGATTCTTTTCCATCGTTTCTTCATATTTTTCTTGTCCTTAATCATATATTTCCACAACGCCTCCTATTTTAGATATTTCCACCTTCTGGCGATCCCCTATATTTTTTGTACTATCACAAGTCGACAGAAATCT